GTTGATAGAGAAAAGGCAGTAGTAGTAAGAGGGATAAAAGTTGCCATAACAATACCCTGGTGAAAAGGCGTACCAACAACCTGTATTTCCAATTCTACATCACCCCGCCAGTAAGTAAAAAGTTGAAATGGTATAGTTGAAAAGGCAGATGCAGCAACATCAACAGGAATCTGCAAAGACTTAAGAACTGTGTGTGATGCCTGAGTTGTGGTCCAAGGATAAGTACCTATAAATATAGGACGAGCCAACATCTGTTCAAGGTTCCAAGGAGATTCACGTATAGTGGAATCAGCAATTAAACTCTCGCTGGTCATACCCTCACGTTTAGTTGAGGCAGCGAGTGGACGAGTTATAAGAATAACGCCGTTAGAGTCAATAACGGCATCTTGTGAAGTAGTAGCTTGAGTTGTAACTTTCCATTAAGAGTTTGCATGAAGTTAAAATGCAAACAATCGTGATAAAGGTTTCATGGGATCGCCATAGGTACGTACACCTTAAAAGTAGTGGCTCTAGCATGCTATTCTAAATCACAGTAGAATAACATTTAAAACTGATTTCCACTACATAGTTTTACGACATTGCGGTCGCAGTGAGATTAATACATCTCAATCATACTACCATAGTCACCTTTGCTATAAAGTTTACAAAGATAATCTTCATCCAAAAAAGTCAAATTAATCTTATCCTGGATAAAATTGTGCACATGAGACATAAGCTTCGTGTAATCATTGTACCACAAAAAGGCTTCTCGTTGAAAATTAAGTAGTTTGATCTCAGTGAGTTCCTGATTGCGAAAGTCATCCTTAACATAATTTAGTGTACTCAGCATGGACACATGTTGCAAGGGAGCCACCACACCAAGCTTAGGGTGTATTACAAAACTACGCTTAAGGAAAGTACATTCATAAACAGAACGTGTCTTGTAGTACCACTCACCTTTATTTGCTGGTGTAAAATTTATACCAAGCAAGTTCATAACACTTTCATATGATGGACCATTGTACATGTCCTTGAACTTGTCACTTACACCAACAAGTTTGTCATCACCATACACACAATCCTGTACATTTTGGGTATAGACATCTACTGACGGTATTTTATCATAAGCACTACGATATAAATGACAAAACACATAAGCACCATACATCTTATTAACTAAGGAATTGTAGTAACTAGTCAAACTAGTTCCAGATGGAAGTGAATGTGTAGTTAAATATACCTTATCTTGTGTTATAGTAGGTGTATACATCATGATGGTCAATAATTGAGACAAAATTTTCTTTTGCTGCAGTGTACCACTAAATTTGGCAACCATCTCCGTATTTAAGTACTGTTGGAATTGTGATAACATTCCTCCATCCCAGTTTCCGTAATCACCATCAAATACATTATCTCCATTTTTAATAATGTTCTTAAGCATATGTTCCCAATCATGTGAAAAAGGATTAATTCCTACCATAATACCATTATTAAACATATTTTTCCGCAACTTCGCAACCAACCCTAATGTATATCGACGAGTTAAGCACAGAATATCTAATGGAGATGTTTTAAAAACACGAGGTTTATCAACTTTTTCTACATCACGTAACTCATCCTTTAAGGTATCACAATGGTATGAGTCATAAGGATAGGTCCCTCCGATGAATTGGGACTCTCGCATATTTAAACACTTTTCAAA